GTGTGTGAAGGTGCCACGCAAATGCTCGGACTGAAGAACCAGGTGGCGTTGGAATATTCACGCCGTGTTTTCACAAATACGCAGAAGGCAGCAATCAAGGTTGAGTCGATCGCTCCTGAGCGACAAGATGTGAGGCACACAAAATCTTTGATCCCAGTCACAGATACATTTGTCAAGCGTCCGAAGGAAAGGCTGTTCACACCTACACTCATCGACCAATTTGCGTCGTGGAAAGCCGTACTGCGCCAGTTCAGTAACATGTGCGGAATGGGAACATGCGATCGAAACATTCCAATTGCTCTTGGAATTCGATTCCATGGTGGTTCTGCGACGTTGATGGTGTCGGAAATGTTCTCCATACCGATGGACCGATTTGCTGAAATCAAGGACTTGAAGGGAGTGTTAAAACTTGAAGGTGATATTCTCCTGGAATGGTTCGTGCTTGAACTCGATTTCTCCAAATACGATTTGCACATGAGGGGATTCATATTGAGTGAGCAGTTCCGTCACCTCGCAGCATATTTCGATCTGAGCGGAGCCAGTGCTGGCCCAACGTTTCCATTGGACGCAGAACCCAACATTCGTCGAATATTCAAAATCTTCCTTGCACGTTTGATCGAGACACTCAAAGTGAAGATCATGTCGGATCCTGGAGGGAAAGAGTGGTGGGGAATTTTGGGTACAATGAATTCGGGGCACTATGGCACCTCTTACATGAATTCGTTGGTGAACTTGACCATGCAATTGTTTGTGATTTCGATGATGTATCCTCACGTCGATATCTTCGCTGCTGTATCAGCTGGTCACGTCCGATTCAAGTTGTTCGGTGATGACACATTTGACGCTCTTCGCAGGCGGATTTTCAAGGAATTTGATGTTACAAAGTATCAGACGCTGATGCTGAAATACTTCAACATGGTCATAAAAAAAGGAAACATCAATTTGTGTTCGAAAATCTTCGTGTACGACAACAATCGTGGTATTGGGCCTGACCGTACTGCTCCGTCTTTTTTGAAGTATCAGTTCCATCCTCGAATCTGTAAGACCCACGGTCTTGAAATTGTATTCTTCAGGCATGCGGACCATGTGATTCCAAAACTCGTTGTTTCTGCTACTCGCTCGTTGACTCCAGACTTGATGCGCCAGCGTGCAATATGCATTTCTTATACTGCTGGTACAAATCCTGATGTCTACAATGCTGCTGCTCACATTTATCACTCGACGAACTTGTGGGATGTGAAGACTCACGATGTTGTCACTCCCGACCCTGACATTGAGAGGAAAATCTCGATCTATGAACTCACGCCGGAAGAGATGACTGAATTCCCGTCGTATCAGAAGGTCATGAATCGGAATGGGTGCCCATTGCCCGGATTAGGTGCTTTGCAAAAATTTGCACCATGGCGAATGATCAATGAAACTGACAAGACTTCAAATTTTCAATGAATTTGTTAAACCACTATGGTGGTTGGGGCAAGTGTTGGTAAGACCAAATTGTCCTTGTGGCGCCGTTTGAAAC